TAGTGGTATAACAGTACAATAAGCATATGGACACAGGACAGAAATCAACATTTGGAAGAAATTTACAGCAATTTATATCTAACGCACTACCTTACAGGTCTCCTGCCGCGATTATTGATGACGTACAGGGTCAGAACCCTAAATTCAAAGATTTTTATAAAGCAGGTTCAGTAAGAGGTGACCTTTTATCTAAACACTCTATAGTAACCCCTAAAGTACCTGAATCTGATCACCCTATAGGTAGTTTTTTGGCAGATAGAGCGTATAACCAACTTATGTACGCCCATCTCGACGTTGATAAGGGTCGACGATTGAGAGATTATAGAGTTATGGCTGCCTTTGCCGAGGTATCTGATGCTCTGGATGAAATTTGTGATGAGTTTCTTTGCGAGGATGAAATGGGTAATATTATTAATCTAAATTTTAGAGATGTTTTTGATTATGACCCCTTAGTTATTAAACAACTTCACGAAGAGTTCAAAAAATTCATTAATATTTTTGAGTTGAAAGAAAAAGGATGGGAGTACTTAAGGTATCTTCTTATTGATGGTGAGTTGTACTTTGAAAATATTATTCATAAAGATTATCCTGAAAGCGGTATACTTGGAGCAATAAACATACCTACTCATATTATTGATCCTGTTTATGATAACTATCAAAATATGTCTATTAAGGCGTTTCTTTTGCGCAAGTTAAAGCATCATAAAGATGAAAGAGAAGCTCCTACAGCAATGGTTAAGGATAAAGACTTCATTCCATTAGATAGAAATCAAATTACCTATATTAACTCAGGTACTTGGAATGAAGATAAAACATTTAGAGTACCATTTATCGAAAATGCTCGTAGAGCTTATAGACAACTAACACTGATAGAAGATTCTATTATAATTTATCGCTTAGTTAGAGCACCTGAACGACTAGTGTTTAATGTTGATGTGGGTAACATGAGTCCACCTAAGGCAGAATCTTACATGCGTAAGCTAATGCAGAATTATTGGTCGAAGAAAACTTTCAACTTAGATGAAAATCAAAGAGTTAATACTTTTAACCCTCAATCTATACTAGACGCCTTTTGGTTTCCTAAAAGAGAAGGTAGTAACGGTACATCAGTTGACTCATTACCAGGAGGTCAGAACTTAGGAGAGTTACAAGACTTGGTTTATTTTGTTAAAAAGCTATATAAGGCATTAAAAGTACCTACTAATAGAGCTGAACTAGAAAGTTCTTATCAAGCTGATGCTAATGTACTCAGAGAAGAGCTTAAATTTGCTAATTTTATTGTTAGACTACAAGCTAAGTTTGCTAAAGGGCTAAAAGAGTCTTTTGTTACTCATCTTAAGTTAAAGAATTTGTGGAAAAACTTTGAGTTAAGAGAAAATGCTTTCGATCTAACATTTACTCCGCCTCGTAATTATTATGAATTACGTAAACAACAGATCTTAGATCTTAAACTTAATAACTTCAATAGTATTACTCAAAATGAATCTATCTCTAAAGGATATGCTCAAAAGATATTCTTAGGTTGGAATGACGAGCAAGTTAAAGCTAATAGAGAATGGTTACGCAAAGACGCTTCTTTACAGCACGAAATTGCTAAGATTCAGGAAGGTGGGTCAGACTGGAATGCTGGTTCTGGTGGTGTTGAACCGGGTGCAGCTTCTGTTGACCAAGGAGGAGAGACACCACCTGAGTTCGGTCCTACTCCAGGAGGAGAAACTGAAGCTGGTGGAGAAACTGAAGCTCCTGCTCCGGAGCCGCCTCCAGAAGCCTAAATAATTATAATGGCAACTACAACATGGTCCGATACGTTTCTTAGCGCGGGTAGTCATTTATTTTCGACTAACTTAGCTAATAAAATCGCTAGTTACGAAAACTTAGCTGATAGAATTTGCTATGATCTTGGTTATCCATTAATTAATTTAGAGATTCATGGTCAGCAATTGTATACTAATATTGCGAGAGCAATAGAAATGTTTACTAAGTTCGCTGGTTATACAGAAGAGTTCTTAGTCTTTGATAGTAACTTATATACTAGAGGGAAAGGCCTAGACTTAGAAGACTTATTAACTAAAACTCCCGAACTTACATCAACTTACGCTACCACAGTTCAATCTTCAACTGTTACTACTAATACAGTAGCTACAGTTACTGCTGTTACATTAACTGAATCTAAAGAAGATGAGTTTATACCAATGTTTAACTTTGATGTATCGGATGTTGTTGTAGATCCGTCGGAGTATACATTTACTATGGTTTTAAATGATACGAATACTCAGGTAACTAAACTTTTATCTGTTGCAACATCCGGAGAAAATACTGCTGAAGTAAGTAATACTGAATATGGTACAGTCTTTACTACGAGTACAGAGATTTTCGAACTAAGCACTACAGTCGCAGGTAATATAGTTACTATCGGTGTTGTTCCTAAGACAAATAAAACAGGAACAATTAATGCTAATAGAAATGCCACCACAATTAATGACCTTACAACACAAACACTAACATCTATAACACCTGTTATTGGTAACTTTGACGATCTAACTAAACAGTATCGTAAAGTTATGGATGTTTATAGTTTTGATGAAGCTAGTAATACTAGTGTTCAGAATTTATTCACCATAGAACAATCTTTAGCGCAACAAACTTATTTTAGTTATGCAATGGGTAACTATGGATTTGACTTAATTAGTTGGTATATATTGAAGCAATGGTTGGAAACACGTTCTAAAATGCTCTCTATACAAAGAACATTTAAGTTTGATGAGAGGACTCAACATCTAGTATTATATCCAGAACCAAAATCCGGAGAAAGGTTTTATGGGGTATTCGCCGCTTATGTTGAAAGACCTATTAGAGATGTAATTAAAGAGCCATGGGTGTTCCAATATGCATTAGCTTTAACTAAAATTGTTATAGGTAGAGTTCGTGGTAAGTTTACCGGTACTCAACTGTTTGGTGGTGGTACTTTAGATACATCCTTATTGCAAGAAGGTCTTGCAGAGAAGAAAGAGTTAGAGCAAATGTTATTGACTGGTACTCCAGGCTTTGGGGACGCTGCTCCACCTCAATTCTTTATAGGATGATACATAAAAAAGGTGATTTTAAAAAAGGTCTATTTAGACCTAAGAATAAAAACAAATACGTAGGTAGAACTACCCCTGAGTACCGAAGTTCTTGGGAGCTTCATTTCTTTCAATGGTGTGATCGAAATCCCAATGTATTAGAGTGGGCTGCTGAAGCTGTTGTTATACCATATACTTCCCCGGTAGACAATAGAGTACATAGATACTTTGTTGACAATATACTTATTCTCAAAGAAGGTAACAAGAATGTTAAGTACCTTGTAGAAATTAAACCGTTCAAACAAACAATGCCCCCTGTTTTTAGTAGAAAAAAGAAAAGAGAAACTCTAATTCATGAGCAAGTTACTTTTGAAGTTAATAAAGCTAAATGGGATGCAGCCAAAGGTTGGGCAGATAAAAATGGTTATAAATTTATTATATTAACTGAAAAGGAATTATTTCCTGAGAAAAAGTAGCAAACAATAATAAATATTTAATAACAGTATGGCATTTAAACTTTTAGTAGAAAAACCGGATCTTAGTGATTTCGAGTATATAGTCGAAGAGAAGAATGCGAAAGAGCCTTCAAAGCTTTATATTCAGGGTCCATTCATGATGGCTTCTGAAAAAAATCGTAATAACAGAATATATAACCTCGAAGAAATGGCTAAGGAAGTAAATCGTTATACTTCTGAAATGATAGACGAAAACAGAGCTATGGGAGAATTGAATCATCCAACAACAGCTGAAGTCGATCTTGAAAGAGCCTGTCATATAGTCACTGAGTTAAAGCAAAAAGACAACGTTTTTTACGGGAAGTCCAAAGTATTAAGTACACCTTGCGGTCAAATAGTAAGAAGCTTAGTTATGGATGGGGTAAAAGTTGGAGTTTCTAGTAGAGCATTAGGTAAATTAGATGAAGGCCCACAGGGTGTTTCAATGGTATCTGATATGAAGCTTGTCGCCATCGACTGTGTTGCTGATCCTTCCTTCCCTAAAGCATTTGTCAATGGAATTTTAGAGTCTAAGCAATGGGTACTTGCTAGTGATGGTAAGTATGAAGAGATTTATGGTAAGTTCGAAAAGAGTATAGGTAACTTACCAAAGAAAGACTTAGACGGTTATCTCAGAGAGCAGATAATTAGTTTCATAAAAAACTTTTAAACAATAATAAATAATTATGATGGACAATAAATTAAAAGAGTCTATTAAGTCTTTTATTAACAACGTGCATGCTAAAGATTATAGCAAAGCAAACAAAGAGTTAAAAAAGGCTGTAGAATACAAGATCCAAGAAAGGATCAAAAAAGCATATAAGAAAGATTTATTTTAAGATGAGCAACATAACTGACATACTAAAAGAGGCTGCTAAGGATGTTCTCACTGAAGAGACTCTTCAAGCAATTGAAGAGACGTTTAACGAACAGTTGGACTCTAAAGCAGAAGAGCGTTCGAAAATTGCAGTCGAAGCTGCTCTTAACGAACAAGACGAGAAGTACGCCGCTAAATTAGAAGCGTTACTTGAAGCTATCGATAAAGATCACTGCCGCAAGCTTAAAAGAGTGGTTGAATCTCTTGATAATGATAGAACCAATAAACTTAAGAAGGTTATTGCTAAGTATCAAGGTGAATTAACTAATGAAGCTGCGACATTAAGAGATACAGTCGTAGAAAGTATCTCTGAGTACTTAGACTCTTATATCGATGAGGCAATTCCTGCTACTTCTATTCAAGAAGCTGTTGATAATAAGAAAGCTCTTGGTATTCTCGAGAACTTCCGTAAGACATTAGGTGTTGATCTCGCTCTTGCTAATGAAACCATTAGAGAAGGTGTTGTTGATGGTAAGAAAAGATTAGATGATGCATCTAACCGAGTTACTGATCTTACAGAACAACGTGACGCACTTGCTTCTGAGTTAGTTGAGCTCAAAAAGTCTGTTTTCTTATCTGAAAAGACAAAAAGCTTTGACGAGAAGAAGACTAAGTTTATTACCAAGACATTTTCTGGTAAAGATTTAGAGTTCATCCATGAAAATTTTGATTACGCTGTTAAGATGTTTGACAAAAAGCATACTGAAGCATTAGAGGTCCTTAAAGAAGACGCTATTAGTAAGTCTGAAATTAAGGAAGATGTCGAACAAAAATTAACAACTGAATCTGTAAAACCTGGTAATCCATATATTGAGGTATTATCGAAGATTTTATAATTTTAACCTGTTGAGGTACTCGTTACCTGATCTCCAATGTAAAGGACCCTTTTAAACCCAATATATAAAATTATGAACGAAACAAATACAAGACCAAATACTGATTATATTGACGGTGGCAGGGCACAACAGTTGTTGGAGAAGTGGAGTCCAGTTTTGGACTATACCTCTAACAAGGTTAGTGCTATTAAAGACAGCCATACCCGTCTTAACACAGCCATGCTT